AAATTATTTCCTTTGAGGAAGTTCCAGACTATGCCGAAAAGAATAACAATATAGGCATATACACTTCAGTATTTGCCTACGACACCGCAGAGTTTACAAAAGCTAGTAGGTTGGGTCCACTCTATTTTGATATTGACAACAAAGATTTTGGTATCGCTCAGCAAGATTGTATTAAGTTATACGAACATTTATTGAAGTATGTTCCAGCTGAATCAATACTTGTTTACTTTACTGGTAAAAAAGGTTTTCATATAGAGTGTGAACCAATCGCCCTTGGCATAAGCCCAGGCAACAACCTGCCAAAGATATTTAGATATATAGCTACAGATATGGTCAAGAAGCTGTCATTGACAAGCTTAGACTTTAGCGTGTATGACCTTAGAAGAATGTGGAGATTACCTGGGTCTATTCATCAGGATACAAAGCTTTACAAGACACTTTTAAATCCGTTTAATGGTGAAAAGAATTACGCCTACGAAGAGTTTGACGTTATTAAAGAGTATGCATCACAAAAAAGATCACTAGATGTAGCTGAGCAGGTTTTTAGTTACAAAGCAAATGAATGGTACAGAGAAAATATCTATAACCTAGAAGAAGATGCTAAGAAGAAAGATAACCCTTTAGACTACTTTAACAAGTATGGTTCAAAAGCTTTCAAAACATTAACACCGTCAGCAAAGGTATTCGATAAAGAAGCATTGATACATAACTGCAGCGCCATTAAACGATTGCATGAGCAAGCAGAAGAAAGCCATTACCTTGAACATGAAGCTAGATTATTCCTCTGTTCTATCTTGACCTACACGGAAGATTCAATCAAATATCTCCATGAGATTTTAAGTTGTTGTCATGATTACAATTTTGAAAAGTCTTCTGCTCATATCAATGATTGGATTAAGAGAAGACAGATGGGCATTGGTGGAAGACCATACACATGCGAACGAGCTAACTCTGTGGGTGTAGGTTGTGGTGAATGTAATTTGGAAAAGAAAAACAAATGGGCTCAGATTGGGAACAAGTATGTTGAGACTACAGAAAAGTCTTCACCATCACCAATAAGATACGCATATAAGACGACTAAAAAGGAAGATTAAGTATGAATATAAGAAATCCAGATGACGTGATCGGAGTGTGCTCCGAATGCAAATCAGATCAACCAATGAGATATATGGAGAATAACCCATTTGCCCAAGAGGGCAAAGCCGTTATCTGCAAATACTGCGGAGGCGTAGTAATCATAACGTATAGAGAAACCAGAGACGATTCTCTTAATGGTTCGGACAGAGAAAGAGGAATCTAATTGAAGAATTGGACTAACCTCCACAACCATACAACTTATTCCATGCTCGACGGGCACGGGAAAGTGGAACAGTACTTTGCTAAAGCAAAGGACCTAGGTATGGTTGGGCTAGCCACCACTGATCATGGCAATATACATTCATGGTTAGACTTCTACGACGCTGGAGTGGCAACAGGGGTTAAGCCAATACTTGGTTCTGAATTTTACCAAGCTAGAAAAACTAGATTTGATAGAGACGAAGAAGAAAGATCAGGACCTGCAAAAAATGAATGGGAACAACGTGGCCCGTATCACATAACTATTCTGGCTAAGAACAACGAAGGTTATCATAATATTATCAAGATATCCTCTAAGTCATACCTAGAGGGATACTATGTCAAGCCAAGAATTGATCACGAATTAATTGCAGCACACTCTTCTGGCTTAATAGTTTTGTCCGGATGTCTTAACGGCGAAGTGGCTCAAGCCCTCTTGAGAGGTGACACCAAGTTTGCCTTAGAGTCAGCCGCAAAGATGCAAGACATTGTTGGGAAAGAAAATTACTTTATTGAAATTCAAAACCATGGTCTTGCTGAGCAGATTAAAATAACTCAAGGCTTAATTGATATTGCACAACAGATAGGCGCAAAGGTAGTGCCAACTGGCGACTGTCACTATGTGCACAAGGAAGATGCTAGAGCACATGACATTATGTTGTGCGTGTCTACCAACTCTAATATAAATACAGAAAATAGATTTTCTTTTAGTGGAGATAATTTCTATCTAAAATCTTATGACGAGATGGCACTAGTATTCCCTGAAGATTGGTTAAAAAATACTTTAGAAATATCTTCAATGGTTGATGTCAACTTAAAGTTTGGTGACCTCCACTTCCCGCACTTCCCATTACCAGAGGGCACCAACACAGATGACTATTTAGATTTACTGGCCTGGGATGGACTTAAGAAAAAGTATGGAGATCCATTACCAGAAGAAGTGCTCCATAGGGCTCAGCATGAGCTTAGAGTGGTTAAGGAAATGGGATACCCAGAATACTTCTTGGTTGTTTCCGATTTAGTTCAATGGGCTAAGTCTAACAACATTAGAGTTGGATGGGGCAGAGGCTCTGCTGCAGGAAGTATCTTGTCGTATGCATTGGGGATTACTAATCTTGACCCACTTAAATTCGGGTTGATGTTTGAAAGATTTCTAGTAGAAGGCAGAAAGTCGATGCCCGACATCGATCTTGACTTCGACGATAGGCATAGAGACAAGGTAATCAACTACGCTAGAGAGAAATATGGTGATGATAAAGTAGCCCATATTTGTACGTTTAATAAGACTGGGGCTAGACAATCTATACGTGACGCAGCGCGTGCCTTGGCCTACGATTTCATAGGTGGGGACAAGGTAGCCAAGCTGGTCCCTGCGCCTGTCCTGGGCGTTGCTAAGAGCCTCTCAGAGTGCATGGAGACACCTGAGTTCAGACAGATGTATGACTCAGATGACGATTCTAAATTGATCATAGATACAGCCTTTGGGCTAGAAGGACTCATAAGACAGACTGGCATGCATGCTGCAGGCGTTGTGATATCCAGAGAGCCTTTAACAGATTATCTTCCAATTATGAAAAAGGGAGTTGATAATCCTGTTATAACACAGTGGGACATGGGCAGAGTGGAACAGTGCGGCCTATTAAAGATTGACTTCCTTGGCCTTAGAAACCTTGGCGTGATTGACGAGTGCATTAAGTTAGTCAATAAAAATAGAAACATATTGATAGACGTAGACAAGATACCCTTAGACGATTACAAGACGTATCAGGAACTTTGCAAAGGTAATGCAATAGGTGTTTTCCAACTTGAGTCAACTGGGATGCGCGAACTAATGGTGCAGTTGCAACCACAAGATGTCCAAGACATCATGGCCCTAATTTCATTGTATCGTCCAGGCCCAATGGGTTCCGGCATGGACAAGTTATATATTTCTAGAAAGCATTCGAAGTCATCAATTCAATATGATCATCCTAATTTAGAAAAAGTATTAGGCCCATCACTAGGGATCATGCTTTACCAGGAAGATGTTTTGGGAGTCGCTAGAGAACTGGCAGGGTTCAGCACAGCAGAAGCTGATGATTTAAGAAAAGTAATTGGTAAAAAATTGATGGACAAGATCGCATTGTTCAGAGGAGAGTTTGTCAAAGGCTGCATGGAGAAGTCAGATATATCTGAGGACAAAGCAAATAAAATATATTCTGATATCGAATACTTCGGTGGGTACGGGTTTAACAGAGCACACGCAGCAAGCTATGCGATGATTTCATACATAACTGCGTACCTTAAGGCAAACTATACAGCGGAATACATGGCTGCACTCCTGTCTTCTGTTACTGGCAACAAGGATAAGCTAGCCTTGTACCTTTCTGACTGTAGAAAGCTTGGGATAAAAGTTTTGAGCCCTTCTATTAATAAGTCAGTAGAAGAGTTTACCGTAATCGATGAAGCAACAATCATCTTTGGGCTCTCTGCAATCAACGGCATTGGCTACGCAGTATCAGAGGCAATACTTTCCTCAAGAGATCAAGACAACCCTTACACTTCGATGCATGACTTCTTGAGACGAACTGGTCCAGCAGTACTAAAGAAATCAACCATTGAACACCTAGCTAATGCTGGTGCTCTTGACGAATTAATTAGCGAAGTATATGACCAGGACTTCGGAAGACAAACCGAGCTTACTATTTTAGAAAAAGAAAAAGAAGAGCTAGGGATATACGTTTCCAAGAATCCAGTTGATGGTGTTTGGGATCTTCTTTCTAAAAATATAGATTATGAAATCATAGAAGTAGCAGATCTACAAGCTGGATCTAGAGTTAACTTAGGTGGAATCATTTCTTCGTCAAAGAAAATGATAACCAAAAAAGGCGCTAAAATGTATAAGTTTAATTTACAAGACATATCTTCTGACATTGAAGTCATAGTCTTTCCTAGAGAAGCAAAGAAGTTTGATGATGACTACTTCCAAAACGGTGACGTAGTTATGCTTACAGGAGCTGTGAACAAAGACGGAGATGAAGAAAACCTAATCAGTAAGATACTTTTAAACAGTTGTGAAAAATTAGATCTTTCAAACTTCTCTGGAGGAACACCTATCTATCTAGAAGTAGATTCTGATATAAGTGCAGAGACTTTAAAAAAGATGTATGCTATAATTAATGCAACAGATGGAGGCTCATATGTGTTTTTATCTTACAAAGAAAACGGAAAAACTTTGAGCTTTAAATTTAAAAAGAAAACTTCTATATCAGTTAAAGATAAATTGAACTCATTATTATCGGAGAAAGTATGACAACTGGAAACTTCTATAAGAATCCTTCGACTAAAGACTGTTGGGTGTATTGCTCTTCTTGTAGCAGATGCCAGGACAAGGGAAGATATACCAAGTGCAACAAGTGCAGTGGAAGATATGACCCTAACGGATGCATAGATACGGACAACGGTGATTTTTGTGATTGCAAGAATGGAATTCTCCGCTGGAAGACAAAGAACGGGAAAGTCTTAATGTCTAGATTTAAGGCAAATCCGTTTAAGGGAAATGTTAGATATGAAAAGAAGTCAGAAGATGAAAGAGACTGGGATTCATACCTAAAGGACATGAGAAACAAGATGGGTGATCCAAACTGGAACCCAGTTAGCATTTACGAGGATTAATATGTTAGGAAAAGAAAACGGTAGAATGTTATTAAATAATGTCAAACTGATTGAATACGATCAGGGTGGAGATACCCAGAGCTTCTTTTTGCAACTGGGAGTAGTTGGTTTTTATGCTACAGAAGAAGAGTTACATGATGTATATGGTTTATTGAATTACTATTTCAATATAGATTCGGTAAACAATACAGTTATTTCAGTAGATTAGGAGAGTTATGTCTTGGCCATATTTAGAAGATGATTTTATGGAAATCGGCCATACTGGCTGGAGATCATTTGGTGAGAATTTGTATAAAAATATTTACACTGGAGAAATAATAAACGAAAACGGTGTAGAATGTGACGAAGACGGAAAAGCGATATCTGAAGATGTCGATGGAGAATAATGAAATTACAATTAATAGAAGATATAGATCCACTACAAAAGTTAACACTAACAGATTTTAGCTATTCAAGAATAGACACATACGAAATGTGTCCATCAAAATATTTCTTTTCCTATATAAAGAAAGAGCCAAGACAGTTTAACGCTCCAGCAATTCTTCGGAAATATAATCCATTCCGTATTAGAAGATAACGTTTCAAATGTTAACCCCATAGAGCATAGTTCTTTAATTGAAAAATACGAAGAGCACAATAAGTCTTTTAATCCCAACAACCAGATCCCTCAAGTCCTGCTTGACGCTGGGGCAAATATATTAGATGACTTCTTTGACCTATACGGTGGAACTACTTTTAATGTTCACAAAAAAGAGCTTGGGTTTAGCTTTGTTTTAGGAAACTATTCTATAAATGGATTTATAGATAGGGTAGATATCAATGGTGATACTGTAGAAATCGTCGACTACAAGACTGGTAAACGTGAGGTTGCAGCTAAAGACATACACAAGAACTTGCAACTTGGTATATATGCATTGGCAGCATCAATGTTATTTCCGGGCAGTAAGATCAAGGCTTCTCTTCACTATCTAAGAACTGGAAGAATCAAATCTCACGAATACACAGAAGAAGATTTGGAACTTGCTAAGAGTTCTCTTATCGATAGAATCAATACGATAATGAATGACGTTAATTTTTCTCCAACAAAGAACGAAAGAGTCTGTTCTTTCTGCGACCACGCTCAGAGTGGAGCATGTGCTACTGGTGCTGTCAGACTGAGAAAGTTTAATAGGGCATAGTAAAAAGCCCCCTGGTTTCCCAGGGGGCTAATATCAATTAATGTATCTATTAGAACTGGATAACTGGGTTTTCGTCAGCTGAAAGAACCAAGTCAAAGTCAGACTCAAGAACAAACTTGACTGCTTCTTCCTGGCTTACACCAAAAGCGGTGAGTTCATTTACTGCAGAATCATTGATATTCTGGCTCATGCTGTTGAAAATTGTAGTTGTAATGGTCATTTTCTTTACTTTCTCCTGTTTTGCTTGTTTTTTTGTTAAATATAAAGTATAATATTTATTAGCGTTACCTTACAGCCGTAAAGGATATCAGATGAAGAACGTCGGTGCAAGCCCAGAGGATTATTTTTTTTCAAGGTCTCCTAAAAAAACACTGCCTAAATTTGGCAAGAAGAAAAAAGTAATTCCTACTGCTGCTGGCGATAAGAACACGAAGGGTAATGCGTACAGGCATACGAAGTCAGGTTTCAGAGAAGATCTAAACCTGAATATGAGATCTAATTGGGAAGCAAACATTGCAAGGATCTTCAGGGCTTATTCAATTGAATTTGAATTTGAACCAAAGGTTTTTTCATTTCCAATAAAAAGGGGAACTAAGGGATATATACCAGATTTTTACTTAACGGAAACCGAAGAGTGGTTTGAAGTAAAAGGATATCTGGATGACAAAAGCAAGATTAAAATCAAAAGGTTTAAAAAATATTATCCAGAAGAATTTAATAAACTTACCTTTGTCATAAGTAAATACTCATCGGACGCAATAAGATTTGCGGAAGAGTTGGGTATACCTCACGTAATTTTTTATGAAGACATACGAAGTGCTTACATGGACAAGCTTTCGATATGGGAAGGAAAGTAATGGCAAGTTTTAAAGAGCAATATTACAAGCTCGAAGAAGAAGAGATGCAGGCACTGATCGCAAAAGCTAAAGGTGGATCTGAAAAATCGCAAGAAGAATTACTCAAGGTGTTTAACAACTTCTTGAGCAAGTATGTTACCATGCTATACACACGGAAAGTATAGCTACAGTGACTACGATATAAGAAGGTTTATTTCCTTGTTTGTCAAAGACACATTCGTAAGATACGCGCTGATGAAGAATAAGCTTAACCAAGCAGGTTACAAGCATGTCAATGAATGCATCAGCCGGAATTCTTTACATGGTAAAAAGGTATTGTTCAGAAGAAGACATACAACAAACTGTAAGATTAACATTCTTTCAATGCATTAAAAGGTACGAGAAGAAGGATTCAGAAAAGGGTCCTATACCATTCAGCGCATTTTTGTATAGCTACTTTTTATATTTGTTGAAAAAGAATGTAGATACATTTTTGATTGATCAATTAGGAAGGAAATCATTTCCACTCTTGACCCAAGATGATATGTCTGGAGATGGAGATTCTGATGACAGTATCAAGGGTGGAGCTTACGTAGACACAATAGAGTATGCTACAATAGACCTGTTATTTGCATCTGATGTTGATGAGTTTTGGATTTCGGGAGAGGAAACAAACCCGCCATTTGATCAACTCACAGTGCAAGAAAGGCAACTGCTTAAGTGGAGATTTATAGATAATAAAAGATCTTCTGAGATAGCTATTAAAATAACTGAACATCCTAATACTGTAAGAGAACATCTATCTAAAATAAAAAGAAAAATACACGAAATTATATTGGAAGATGGCATGGACGATTACTTGTTCTTGACATCATTTAAGAAAGAAAAAGAAAAAGAAAAAGATGACTGAGTTAAATCATAAAAACCTTTTAATTAAATTATCAGATTTTTTAAATCCACAGTTAGAAGAACTTGTACTAACTTTTTCAGATCCTATAGCTCTAGAAAAGTACTATGTAGAGATACCAGATACAAACTACATTGATCTTACGCTGAATGATCTTGGGTCTTTGGTTGCTAGATCTTCAAATGTTTATGGGAGAGCTGCAAGATTTGCCGGCATTGCAAGAGCTCAATACAAGCTTCTTGAAGCCCAGTATAAGAGAGTTTATAAGGCAAATAGGATAGGGAAGAATGAAGCCGAACGAGAAGCAGCTGCAGCTGCAGCTGCGGATAATCAGTACACTGCGTTAGCAGCAGTTGAAGCAATCGTAGAATTGGCAGAGTCCATGGAGTTAGCGGCCAGAATATCTTCTGAGTCTTCTAGAAAACTTATGGATAAAGTACAAACAATGCAGGTAGCTTCTTCTAGAGAAGAAAAAGGATTTCTCTTAGAGAGAGATTTTTCTACATTTTAAGGACATCACATGTATATAGGTCATTATAAATCAGTTAATAAATCAAACGAATTATTTTCTTCTAAAAGAGATAAGTTAGATTTCCCAATGCAAATAGAGTACAAGGGAGATCTTTATCTTTTAACTACCACGCACATGGCTTCAAGTAAGAGTCAAGAAAATAATATAACAAGCATGGCAAAAAAACATAATATCCCTTTTAATATTAAGATTGATTAATGAATATAGAAGTATTTTGCGACGGAGCCTCAAGGGGACAAGGGCAAAAAAAGATGGGGGAAGCCGCCTGTGCTACAGTCGTGTATAAGAATAAAAAGAAGTTAGTCCAATTTGCAAGAGGACTTGGCGGAAGAACAAACAATGAGGCAGAATACGAGGCAGTAATAACTGGCCTTTTAATATGTATCATGTCTGATTTTATAGATCCGATAATCTATACCGACTCTGCAGTTGTAGCAAACCAAGTTAATAAAAAATGGAAGTGTAAAAACTTATCACTGTTACCGCTCCTCATGACCATTGAAGAAATAAGA